ATTAATTGTATTACTTTACAATTTTCAAAGTACGACTCGAGTTCGAGCTGTGTTTCGATGGGCATATTAAATTGGGATTCAATTATGAACCTAGATTCGTTTGAAATTTTTGGTGGTGGTGGCAAATTTTTATTTGCGTACATCATGTACATTTCTTTTTCGTATCTAGACATTGTTCCAATTTTATTTTTGATCATGTCATCCATAGCTTTGTGGTACTTTGTTGTATTTCGTAAAATATAATCCGCATAGTGCCTGAGAACAGGACAATTTGGAAATTGATGGGCCAAACTGAATGCTTTAGCACGTACCAACGCCAACCTTTTGGACCTTTTTGAGCCTACATATCTGGATGCAATCCACCCCGTTTTGATCAGATGTTTTACAACATCAGTTAACGCTTCGAGTGTTTCTTCTCCAAATACTATTCCACAAAAAGAGGCTGTGTTAATACTATCATGTTTTTTCAATTTCATCTTTAAACCGGATTCAGTGTAGAGTGTTTCGCTAGGTAATCCAAACCAATACCTTGCTAAACCATCATCACCTTCAATAACACAATTGATTTTATAATCGAAAATCTCATCTTTTGTCAACTTAAAGTCGACTTGATCAAAAGATGTTAATTGTGTTCCAGTTTTAATGAAATATTTTTGTGCATAGCACCCCACAAATTGTAACATTGCAAAATTAGCAAAGCCGTTGAATGATGAAGTTGTCATCTCTCCACTTAAACGTGAAGCTGGTAACTCAACAAATAAATCTTTAAAATAAAGGGAATTCACATCATCAAATTTATTTACTATATCTACATTGTCACTTACAAGAAACTGTGTCATGTAGTTATAGAATTTAAAATCTAATGTGCGCATCAATTCTTTATCAAAATGTGATTCAAATGCTGTGTAATCCGATTCTCCAACTTCGCCATTTTTGTCCAAATGTTCAAAAATGTGTCTTGGTCTATCCGATACAGGAATATGTTTAATAAAATTTTTATTTTTGTACTGTATATTTTCTATCTGTTTGATTATTGGTCCGATGAGAATTTTTACCTCATCTGATCTTGAAAATATACCCCTTGCTTCTTTGTCAAGCAATGTATAAAACTCCTCCTTCATAAAACACTTAGATGCTAAGTATTTTCTTTTGAAAGTCCCTCCTATTTTATTATCCAAATCCCTGAATTTCTGCTTTTCCTTAGCAGTGTAAGTTGTGTGATCCAACCATGTTTCTAGTGATAAATCAGTTCCTGGTGGAAGTGGTCTAAAATTTATCAATAGTAAATTGTCTATAAAGTCCGGGAGTAAATATTTAACCATTGGATGTGTATCTGGTCTGATTGAACCGATCCTCTTGGCCAAGGATCTGATTAAATCTATGATATCACCATCTCTATAAGGGTA